CACATTAGGAATGAAGGCTTAAGAACCTTTTACCAGGCAACTAAACAAAAGAGTGAAGGTATGGTAAAAGGCGCACCAGATATTATTATTCCAGCAAGCGTTGCGTTCGTTTGTGAATTAAAACGACAAGATCATACACGTTCAAAATGGCAAGATGGACAGCAAGAATATCTCTTGGAAGCCCAGAAACAGGGAGCTTTTGTCTGTATTGGCTTAGGTTATGTTGGAGCATATGAAGCATTTATTTATTGGAAAGATAAAAAATCTTTACATTCTGTAAAATAAATATTATTATTTACCCAACTTAACAAGAAAAAGAAAGGGGAATAAGATGACTACATGGGATCAAGAAGCCTTAGATTATGCTAAAACATTCGGATATTCATTTCCAGAAGGCTTTGCTAGTGAATTAAGTTCAATACTTGAAAATGCCGACCTTGATTGGTACAACAACGCTAAAGAAGGGGTGCATGAGTTTTTTAGTTGCTATGAATCTTGTATTTGTGCATATCTTGAGGGCTATTACAATGAACTAAAACTATAATAACCACCGCCTCAAGGACGAGGCATTAACTATAACTATAAAAGGTAAAAACCATGAACAATAAAATAGCAATTATATTAATCCTATCTGCTTTTACATTAGGTGGGTTTATTGGCGCAACATACACCAATAACGACAAATCTAGCGTAATCCACAAAACCAGATCAGGAGCATTCATCATTCAAAAGAACATTAAGGGAGAAGAGCAAATCTACCAAGTGCTAGAGTTACCTAGCAATGTTCCTTCTTTTGTATCTCCAAACAAAGGTGATTTCTAATGGAAGAGCAATTTGATAAAATTATTAATGATATGCGTATAGATCAATCGCTTGGTGGCATTTTAATAGCACAAGCCTTTGTAGACTATTGCCAAGCACTAATCAACGCTCAAATCGCAGAAACAGACGGTTCTGAGCTATTTGGATTGCTGGAAAACGCAACATTATCACCAAAGTACACCAGTATTAATCTTTTAGTTCAAAAGGCAATGGACTGGAAAGCTAATAACTTAATTTGCAATTCCTGAAGGGAAGCAACCACTCGCCCTGTTTTTGCAGGGCATTTTTTTGGATAAGATAATGAAAGACTATAAAAATAAACCAGTACACACATTCACTAAGCACCAAGAAATACAAATCTGGTGTTTGATTGCAGCATCAGTTTTACTTGCCATAAAAAGTGCTTTCTTATGATGACAGAAGCAGAACGTAAGGAGAAGCGCAGACTGCACAACAAAAAGTATCGTGAAGAAAACAGAGCATCAATAAATGCTCGAATCAGAGCAAGAAAATTAAGAGAAAGGATTGGGAAAATGCCAGAAATTGACCAACAAATTAACATCACCAAAAAAGAAATCGCCAAACTTATTGGCGTTAAAATGTTGACGTTAGAAAAGATTTTAATAGATAAGAAATACAGCGCACCAAAGCACACAGAAACACATTTTGACGGAACAGTATTATTTAACCGCAATGAAGTTATGGAATGGATGCCATACGCTAGAGAGTCTTGTGCTTTTATTAAGAAAGGAAAGCAAATTAAATTGACCGGTATGGCTGCATCAATAGTGTATTTTATGCACAGGAATAAAGAAACAGAATTAATTTGTAATGAGATTAGACGTAAAAAGTTAATTGGTAGAGGTAGGCATAATGAGAAATTTTGATTGGGCAATAATGATAATAAACCTTCAAAAAAAAGGAATAACACAAGCAGAAATAGCAAGGATAACAGACTTTCCTATTGAAACAATAAGTTCAGTAAAACAAGAAAGACGAGATCCGCCAAAAGCATGGAACTCCGCTATTAGTTTTCTTGATTTATACATTAAACACTGTGGAATACAAGTTCCTAGAATTGGAGATTATTACAATGAAGATGAAATATCCACTACCTAATGAAAATGCCAGATGTCTTGGTAGTAATTGCGATAAAAAGCAAGATTGCGCTAGATATTTAAGCATTGAAATTGATACTAAAGACTACATGTGGCACATGGATGCAATGAAGGAATTGAAAGAAATGGATTGCAATTTGTTTATAGATTTTCGAGCCAATTACTATGAGCATTGAGCAACAACCAGAAGCGTGGATAATAGTTAAACGTGAGCAAGATTCTATAACAGATGCAACTCTTATGGATTATATGCCAAACGGAAGTGCTGTATCTAATGTTTATGAGGCTTATGAAGAAGGTAGAAAGTCTGTAATGTTTGAGCAAGAGCCTGTGGCTTGGTGTCAGATGGTTGAAGGGAAAGTGCAAGATTTATTGACTAGCTTTGAAATGAAAGACTGGATTTATGATAAATCTTGGATGCCACTATATCTAGCACCACCAAAACCTACGCCTTTGAGTGAAAAAGAAATAGAAGAATACATCAATTCATTAAGATCATCCGCAGTTAGTGAAGAATACTATTCTGAAGAATGGGAAGAAGGTTTTGAAGATGGTGTACGATGGTTAGAAAAACAACTGGAGAATAAACAATGAGTAAAGGTAGCAGACAACGACCGACAGATCAAAAGAAATACAACGACAATTGGGAACAAATCTTTGGTAAAAACAAAAAAGAGGAAAAGAAATGAACTTTTATAATTGTGAAGAAACTGAAACAAAACTTTATAAATCTAAATTAATAAATGTAGTTTTAATGGTGTTTTTAATTATATCTTTAATGTTTAACTTTAAAGATGCATTTGCAGTAAGTTTGTACGCAAAAGATGGAACTTATCTTGGTGAGATGAATGCAAACCCATATGATGCTAATTCAATCAATAACCCGTATGGTAAGTATGGATCGCCATATAGTACAACTAGCATTAAAAATCCTTATAGCAAATATGGTTCACCGTATAGCACTGAAAGTGTAAATAATCCTTATCTTACGCCAACAACAGAGCAGCTTCCTTCTGTCTACGAATAGCAAGACCTTTTAGCACTTTACCGGCAGCTTTATCCCATTTTTTAATTTCAGATGAGGCTGCCATCCAATCACCAACATCAACTTTCTTTTTTAACGTTGATGATGAATAATTACCAATACCTAAATTATAGATAAAATCTGCTATTGCAGCTTGTTTCTCCATATTAGCATCTGCTAGTATTGGTGAAGCTTTAATCGCTCTGTTAAGCACTTCTAATGCCGTTTTAATTAAGTCTTCATCAGCTTGTTGCTGTGTCCATACCATGCCTTCTTTTATTCCTTTGGTTTGTCCATAACCAATAGTCCAAACACCAGCAGGACATTTATAGGATTTTAAAGAACAACCTTCTGATTCTTTAATAAGCTTCATTAATATTTCTAATGCACTCATTAGCCACCTTTGCCAAATATATAAGCTATAACCGCAAAGATAGCACCGACAGCAAATACCACACCGCCAAAAAAACCTTTATTGTTTGCTGATTCTTTTTTAAGTTCATCTAAAATCATAAATATTCTGTCTGATCTTCTTCTTGAGTCTTCAAGCTCTTTGTGAAGCTCTTGCGTAAGTCCTTCAATTTTTTGTTCCACTTTTGCAACTCTACAATTAAGGTCTGTCACGATTTAATCCTTTTATAAAATTTTGGCATAATATAGCATAGGTTGCTACTTTATCTGCTCTGTAGGCTTCTGACTTGAGAAATGTGCTAAATTCTTCTGAAAGTTCGCTTCCATTTTCATCGGTTCTATCAACTTCTGTGGAATCACCAACTTTTGCTGTGGTGCAACGACTACTTTTCCTGCCGTTGTCGTACATGCGCTTAGAAGCAAAAGAATCGTGCTGACTATTAATTGCGTTGATTGCTGATACATTTGCATCCTCTAGTTCTTTATTAAGCTTTAAAGCATTTATATTGGCTCTATTTGCTTCTTCAGTAATCATTGCAAGTTTAAGCTCTGCTTCTTTATTCATACTTGCAATACTGTCAGACATTTCAATGATTTCAGCCTTGTCTATCTTATGAGAAATAAAATATCCAGAGCTAAAACCAGTGACAAAAACAATAGCTAATAAATATGGCATTAGTCTTTCAACATAACACCAAGACCGCCAGCAACTCCTGTCGCCAACAATAATAATTGGTCAATAGGTTTTCCCATAAATAAAAATACTGCCCCTACAATTGCAGTTATAAGCCAAATTAAACCACGTTTAGTTGATGCTTCTGACCAATCTATTTTCATCTTGATACACCCATTCCTAATAGACCACCCATAACAGGCAACGCTTCTTTTATCTTATTAGATAATGAATATTGATCTGGAAACATCATCTTTGATGTTGGAACTTCTGCTTGTAATGCGTTTGCACCTGCTTTATATCTTGATCCAAGATCAAATGCTCCTTTTGCTATTGAAGCTCCAGGTATTGATCCAAGCATTTTTCCTATTGCTGGTGCATTTTGCATCAACATAACTCCAGTATTAGAAGCATTAACTGTGCTTGCAGCAGGTGGTTTATTGATATAAGCGCCAACCTTTGCCATGCTATACAGTTTTTCTATCTCATCTGTATTATAAAAAGCTGATAATTTTTCAGTACCAAATTTATCTAATGCTTTCTTAAATGCATCAGGTCTAAACTCAGCATCACCAGCAGGATTAACACCAAGTGCTGCATCTTCTAAATGTTGACCAACTTGCGCTTTAGCTTGTTGAAATGCATCAGGAGCTTTATCTTGCAAGAAAGCCGTTAATCCTTTTACTTGATCTGTATCGCTGTTTGACAATATGTGTTTCTTAACAAACGTATCACTAACAGCGTTGTTATTAACAACATCATCTAGTGCAGGTATTTTTCTTAATGTTGCAAAATGATCTGCCGCTGCTTTTCTTGCAGTATCAAATAATGCTTTTGTATCTTGACCAGCTCCTTCAACAATATCTGCATTGTTTAAAGCATCACGAACGTGACTAATCGCTAATGCTGCATTCTTATTGCCTGCTGCATTTGCTGTTCTTTGTGCATTACTAAAAACAGTATCTGCTTGCACTAGGTTATTAACATTAAGAGGAATCTTACCAGATGATATGTCATTCAACATGTTCCTAATGTCACTAGGTAACTGACCACCAAGCATTTCTTGATCTAACTTATCATTAGCCATCTGGCTAAACTGCTGTGTATTAACTTGAGCATAGCGACCTTCAGAATTTCTTGCTGCTTTGTACAAGTTATCAATAACAGCCTTTTGCTCATTATGATATTGCTCTAATGGGGATATTAGAGATTTGCCTGCTGCATAAGGTTCTTGAGACCCAGAAGACAGCTCATCTAGTAAACCACGCATCTTTTGACCTTGCTCAACAAAGCGATTGCTTATTGATGGAATAAGGCCACGCAAATTTCTTTCTTGTGAGAACTGTTCAGGAGTTCTTGTAATTTGACCTAATGTTGGTTTTATACCTAGATTTTCAAATTCTGTTTTTCTTACTAATGCAGCAGCATCTGGTTTAACACCAGTTTTTATAGAATTCATTATCGATGATTTTAAACCTGATAATGTTTCTGGTGACATTCCAGTTATATCAATTCCGCTATCTTGTATTGTTTTTAAGATTGCTTCATCTGTCATTTCATTAGCAGTTCTTTGTACAACTTCTTCTGATGCAGGTTTAAAAAATCTTGATATAGGTTCAGCTAATGGTTTTAATGCTTTCCCAAGTAATACACCACCAATTCCACCTCCAGTTCCTTCAAGACCTGCTATTGAACGTTGATTAGCATTTCCTGGTGTTGTTAAATAGTTTTGTAATCCACCTAGAAATGCAGCTCCAGCTACCCCTGCACTTGCTTCTGGTGCAACCATAGCAGCAGGAAGTGAATTGATTACATTGCCTGTAAACTCACCAACTTTTGAACTTGTTGGCGCATTTTTCATCCACTCTTGTTCTGCTGCAACTTGTTCTCGTTGATTTTTTAACCATTGTGCATCTTTAGTAAATGGCAAAAGTTCATTAAGACCAAGCATTACTTTATTTCCAGTTGCTTCAATACCTCTTGCAAAGTTAAGCAAAGGACTATCTGTATTTTCCTGTGCTGGTTGACTTGCTTGGATAATCTTATCTTTTGTACCGCTAAATGAACCTTTAGCAACTTGACGATCAAGTTCTGCTTGCAGTGCATCAGCATTCTGGATGTCGCCACTTTTCCGAAGTTTATCTATCTCAGCAGTTAATTGATCTGGTGTTGAGAATGTTTGGTTTAATGATGGCTCTCCAGATAAAGGACGTGAAGTTGAAATATCAAATCCATCTTTTTTTACTGGCCTTGCTGTATTTATATCAAATGCCATTTACTTCACCTCTTCAATTTCGCCATTAGGTCCGACATACGCTTTGTTACCATTTGCATCAATATGCAATTGCCATCCTTTTGAATTTGTTTCTTTTTTATAATAATTTAAGTTTTTAACTCCAGGTGGAGGTGCAGGAGCTAATGCTTCTTTTAATGCATTTGTATTGGTATTGGAAATATTTATTATTGACTCAATTTGCTTTAACAATTCATCTTTTCCTTTGAAATATGCCATAGCAGTAGTTGGGTCTTGTAATGCTTTATGTAGCATTGGTATTTCACCAGCATTTAAAACACCAGTATTCATTAATGTTTCTGAACGTAAAGGCCATGTTGCAGATTGATATAATGATTGTAATTCAGTATTTTTAATTGGATTTATTATATCCAATGGGTCCATTTCTTTTAATTTATTACGATAGTTTTTAAACGTATCTTGTAATATTTTATTAGCACTTTCTGCGTCTTGAATTTTTTTAATATTAGTTGCTGCATTTGGATTTTCAAGTTTCCATTGCTCCATTGCAATAGCTTTATCTTGAGCATCTATTTGTCTTTGTTGGTTTACTTCTGATCTTGATTCTGATCTTGTTGCTCTATCTTCAGTTCTTTGTTGCAAAGGAGTTAGATACTGAGATTTTGCAAGATTAGCATCATACATGTTAGTTATTTCTGGACTGCCAGGAATACTAACAGGAACAGGAACTAAAGCTCCATTTGGTCCATACATCCAACCAGAAGGAGCATCAGCACCTTTGCTTGCTTGCTTGATAAGATCAAAAGCTTTTTCAGTTAATCCTAATTGTCCTAATTTTGATGCAAGTTCTTTTGGTGGCAATGACCAGTCAATAGTTTTTAATTTTTCTTGAGCAATAATATCTTGTTCTAATTTTTTCTTTTTAAGCTCTGCTTCTTGCATTTGAACTTGTCGTAAAAGATCAGTTTGCTGGTTTTCTAGTTGACTTTGGTTATAGGCAACTCCCTGTCCTATTCCTGTATTAAATCCTTGTAATCCTTGTCCAATTACATTTCCCAATGAAGCGCCTCTTGGTTGATTATTAGACGCTTGTAACATGCTTGCACCAGCATTTAATAACCCCAAGCCCATAGGAGTAGGTTTAAATTCAATATTTGATAAAGAGTCTAATAATCCCATAATACTAACCCATTCTTTGTAAAGGTAAAGCGCCTTGTGATTGAGGACGCATACGCATAGATGATAACTGTATTGGAGTAAATTGATTGCTAGTTCTTACAGGCATAGGAGCAGGAGGAGCCATAGGTTGTTGCTGTTGTTGATTTCCACCAGCTAATTGGCTACCCATATTCAATAATTTAGTTGCCTTGTCTAACGATTCACCAGAAGGTAATTTACTTGTTAATGATGACAATAAACCAGGTTTTACTGATTGATAAGCACCCATGCTTCCTAATGATGTACCTGTTGCCCCTGGCATTGCTCCTGGCATCATTAATGAACCAGTAGACCCAACACTACCGCTAAGAGCAGAATTAATTCCACCCATGCCCACAGACCCCATCATTGGTGTTGATAAACTTCCTGCGCTTCCTATCGATGGAGCTAATGCCGAGTTTAATGCAGTCGCTCCCGGCTGAGCAATACCACCCATATTTGCTAAAGCAGACCCTCCAGCTCCTTCTAAACTGGCAGCACCGCCTAAAGCGCCACTTCCACCTAAAGCTCCTATTGCAGGACCAACAGCACCACCTAATCCGCCCATCAATCCACCCATAAGAGCGCCTTTTCCAGGGTTTTTATTAGTTGCAGCTCCTAAGCCAGCTCCAAGTATTGCACTGCCTAATATAGCGCCTGTTGTACCACCGATTATAAATGTCATGACATTACCTCAAGTTTTTTAGCTTCATATTCTTCAAATGTTGCTGATACTAATTGTTCTTCAATATCAGGAACTTCTTTTTTATCTGTCTTATGAACAGTTATAAACGTTACATCAGTTACTGCATATCCTATTCGTTTAATACCAGGCTTATCTACCATTATCGCTGGTGCTGTAATTTCATAAGCATCATCACCATTAGCAACCTTAATCGTTCCTTGCGCTAAGATTGCTATGCTTTCAAAATTATGTATCTTTCCAGTCAATACGGTGTCAGCAGGAATAAATAGTGAGCGAACATATACACCATCAATGTGATAATGGCTAACAGGCATTTCAACTTGCTCACAAGATAATATAAGTTTTTCAATTTCAATTATCTCTGGCATGTTGCCGTTAAACGCTAAATCACTCATTTTATCCTTTAAACATACTAAGTAATCCACCTGCACCAGCTAAACCACCTAATATGTTGCCCATACCGCTACTTCCACCACCGCCCCCTGTAGATGTTGCTGTTGATGTTCCTCCAAATCCTGCAGCAGTACCATATATTCCTTGTTGTGCGTTTAACATATCAAGAGTTCTTTGCATTTGTGTTTTTTCAGCATCAGTTTGAGCGCCATATAATGCATCTTGTGCAGCAGTAACGTCTGCATAGGTTGCTTTACCAACATTATAAGCTTGCAATGCATTGTTAAGATTGTTTTGCGCTTGTTCCATGCTTTGCGCTCTGTTTTTAAATGCTGTATCAGTATTAAATTTAGCTATATCATTTAGTGTTGATGCATTATATTGAGCATTTTGCGCAGCTTGTGCATTAAGATCACCTGCTGCTGCTGCCATTCTTTGTTGTGCATTTTCAAAAGCACCGCCATAAAGTTGTGCGCCTGTATCCATTGCTCTTTGTGCTAAATCTCTTGCATTAACACCCAATTGTTGTCCAACTATGCCTTCAGCAATGCCTTGTCTTGATCCACCATACTGTCCTGATGCAAAAGTATCTTGTTTAATACCAGGAAGCAAGGTTTGACCTGCATTTCTTAAAGCATCATTGTAACCTTGCATAGACTGGTTAATGCTTGCCTGATTCATCTGTGCAAGATAAGGGTTTGTGGTTGGATCGCCACGCAATATTTCTGACAAAGCTTGAGTTGGATTAAGAGCGCCTTGCTCTGATCTTGCTTTAATAAGGTCACTTAATGAAGCATTTACATCGCCAACATAACCAAAATCAGTATTATATTTTCCTCCAGTTAAATCATTCTGTAAATTTGTACCTAAGTTTTGCATGTTACCAATACCAGTACCACGACCACTTAATGTAGTCTGATAATCAGATAATAACTGCTGTTCTTCTGGACTAAGAGTTCCATATGTATCAGCAAAATTTGATGTTTGCTGCATTAAACCCATTGGAGATTTTGCATTATTTTTTAATATATATTGACCAGTTGTAGGATCATATGTGCTTTGTTGATTAGTCCAATATTTTTTAACCCAACCAGGAATATCACTAACTGTTGTAGTAGTTGTTGGAGCAGATGACCCTCCGCTATCGCCTCCACCGCTAAAATTAAAACTAATAGGGTTTAAAAGTTTATTTAATATTTTTTTCATGTTAGATGTTCCTTTTTATAATCATCAAATCTTTCATAAAAAACTTCTTTCCACATTAAAGGAATGAGTTCTTTTGATTTTTCAATTCCAACGCATTGTATTATCGCATAAGCTACAATATGACCTGCCGCATAACGCAAAGAATGACTTATTTCAATACCATGCTCATCCTTTTCCCTTTCAAATTTATTTGCCGTTACATAAGCAGAAATTACCACTTCCCACATAGGAACAATATTTGGAAATATATGGTTATATAAAGGATTTGTTGGTAATTTTATCAAACAAATTCTAAATGCTTCATTTATTTGATCTTCACTAACATCAACATCTTTATCAACTAAATCATCCCAAGTGTGAAACAATACCCTAAACATTTCAAATATATCTTCTCCATGTTTATTACCGCCAAACAAATCTATTATTTTCATATCAATTAGCGCACATTATAACCCAGTTAGTACCATCACTAACTAATGTTGCGCATTTACCTGCTGTAGCTGCAAGTATAGCAGTACCAGCAGTTGCAGAAGTTATTGGAACAACATTAGAAGATGCAGAAACAACAGTAAAAGCAGCTATTGTTTTAAAGCTTATTTCACGGCCTGTATAGGTTGATGCAGATGGTAATGTAACCACAACAGATGCAGTACCATTAACAATAATAAAGTTTTCAGTTGTACCAACCGTAAATGCAGTTGTCTTTGTAACTGGTGCGCCACGACCAAACCCATTAACAATCTTAATTGTTGAATCTGTATTGAAAGCGCTAACTAATTGTGTTGGTGTAACTTTTGTAGTAATACCACCAGATACCAATGGTAACAAGTCAGATGATGGAACAACTGTAGTTACGACTGGTAGATTGCTTATTGATACTGAAGCCATTTTATATCCTTTAAATTAAAACTGCTGTAACTATAACACTTGGTGTTACAGGTATTGCTAATGGTGGAGGTGATTCAGCAGGGAACGTTTCTAACATAATATTAGTATCATCTGCGTGCCATGCCAATTGTATATAATCACCAGCTTTTAATGTAACAATAAAATTCAATGCTGCAATCATTGCCCCATGATTACCGCCATGAGATGATGTTATTGAGTATTTGCTGTTTGAAGCTGGAATATCAACACTGTTCTTTCTAAACCATATATCTGCATCATATATCTGAACAGAAGCATTTGAAAACTGAATACTAAACTGTATGTTATATGTGCCAGCATTGGCAAATGTTATTTTAGAGCCATCAACAATAGAAACACCATTTGATGAATCTGTTGATCCTATTTTAACAACATAAGTATCAGTAACACTTGTTATTGTTTGATTAGTTGTGTCGTAAAAAGATCCATAATATGTTAATGATGAACTCTTAGAGTTATCATATAGCAGTTGAAGTGCTGCCTGAACCTGTATAAATTCATGCTCCAAGTAGCGCTTTAAATCATTAACCTCATTAGGAACTGGAGCAGGTGCATATTCTAATGAGGTTGATCCACTTATTAAAGTTGCCATTATTTAAGAGATTTTAATAAACCAAGTTTTTTATCTGCAATTATAAAATCATTAGCAACAGACATTGGGATATCAACTTTTTTTGCAAACTTTTTATTGTGAGCAACTGCAAGCATTAACTTTTGTTGTTTCTTTGATTTTGTTGGCATTATCTATTCTCCGAGTTTTTCATTTCATTATTAAGTAATAGTGAGCCTAGTAAACCACTGGCTAACAAACTAGAACTGTTTTTTCTTAGTGGATCAAATGCTGCAAAGCGAGAGCGTATGTCTTTAGGATTCCAAGAAGCATAAATTTTATTTTCTCCAGTATCCATAACGACACCAGCTTTCTTAGTTAATTTTTCTGCTAACTTATTAAATTCTTCTGGATGACCTGTATAAAAATCATTGTTTAATGAATTTAAAGTATCAAGTAACTTTTCATCACCATATTGGTGATAACCTTGTACAGCAGTATTAATTACTTTATTTTTTCCTTCATATCCTACATCACCAAAATTTGATAAAGCATATTCATCAGGTGACTTAGTAATAAACTCTCTTAATTGTGCTGGTGTTAATTTCTTTTCTAATTCATCAGACATGTATTTACTTGTGTTTCTTAATGCCAATGGCAATACATTTCCTCCTGATATATCAGGTTTAACAAATCCATTAGCTAAACTAGGTTGCTCTGATGTATATAGTGCTGCACTACCTAATTGATCTGCCCCTTTTCCACTAAAAGCATAATCTGGTGAAGTTATAACGTCATTAGTTCCATGATAAACAGGAACATTTAAAGTTTCTTTATATGCTTGTCTTTCAGGATTAGCCATAGCATTTTGCACATTATACCTTTGCAACTGTGGCGTTTCCATTTCTAGTGCATTGGCTTCATATTCCGCCATTTCTTTTGGAGATAACTTTCCTGTGCCTAAGTATTTTTTAAGCAACTTGGCGTTTGTATTTTTAACAGTCATTCCCATTGGCGCAACAGACATACCAAAATCAATCATCTTTTCTGGAGATTGATAATCTTGTTGTGTTGGAATATGCTCAGAAATTGCGTTTATCAATCCTTTACCAAACTTTTGAGCATTAGGATAATTACTAATTAAGTCCGCATAATCATTTGCAGCAGAATTTTTTTGATTAGATAACCATTCTAATAATCCAGCCATTACCAACCTCCAGTTTTTTCAACTTCAATATCAAAAGAATCTAACCGCCATTGGTATGCTGTACCAGTTAAGAACTTAATAGAAATATATCGGCCAGACACTAAACAATCATTAGCAATTGTTGTGCCTATAGTATGTGTCATAGGATCACAATAAGTAGGATTGCCCCATGGATCGTCTTGAGAACCTACTTGTATAAGCACTGTATCGCCTATGTTGCCCGTTATTCTTGGCCTAATACCTTTTATCAACTTAATGCTTTCTGGCATTTCAAACGATAATCCTCTTCGTTCTAAGTATGCTTGTGGAAGTACACCATCAAACGATGCAGAAGCATCAAGCATATATAGTTTAACATCAGAACTTCCAGCAATAACTCGAGCATTACTTGGAACAAAATCTGGTCCATTCCATAATGTTAAGTCAGATGCCCACGGTTGAGAATCTTGCGCCCAATTACCTGTTAATCCATTATCAACAGGACCATATCCTGCATGGTTAATATTAGGCATTTGGCGAGTTGATACAGTTTTATCTTTGTAATTATATACAAGTGATGTGTCACAAGATGTTGCTCCTATTGAAGGAAAACATATATATACTTCATTGAAGAATGGATTAGTAAATACAAAACATTTGCTTACATTATCAACATCTATGTTTTGAAATAACCATCTTCTTGTTGCTTTATCAAGAACAGATTGTGCTGTACTTCCATCATGAATAATCACGTCATTATTTGTTAATACAACATGAAAACCATCAATATCAGTAACGCAATTGCGATTCATGATACCTGATTTGTTAAATACCTTTGATGATTTGAATACATAATTACCGCCAACATAATCTAATCTCCATGTACTATTTTCTTTATACACTATGAATGAATCACGTAACTGCATGCCATCAACAACAACATCATATCCTTCTGCAAGGTCAAACTCACCTGATATGTTAGTTGGGTCTGTTTCATCCCATGTTGACGGCAATCCACCAGGGTCTGCTGGTTGTGACCACTTCACCATATAAGGATAAGCAGCTGTTGCTTTGGTGACATTTAAAGCAATTAAAAAGTTTTTATAAGCCCTAATTGATTTGCAATACATATTGCTAGGCCAGTTTGGTAAGCTTATAAACTTTGATGAATTGCTAAGGTTCCATGCCATTGGTGGAAAGTTACTATCTGCTGCATTAATGACTGGAACACCTGATAATAAAGCAGATGTCCAACTCATTGGATTACCAACACCACCATTAATTAATGTTTCACCGCTTTCAGCAATAAGTGTAAGCCCAGATTCAGTAATAAGATCAAGATAATAACCATTCCATGATGTGTTGGTAATATCAGTATGCTGTGAACCTGTTGGTGTATTAGTAACTGAAAATTGTTTGTAGTTAGATAAATAAATCCAATAACGATTTCCTTTAACATTACAAGGCAATACATGGAGTGGTGCATAAGAAGGAGTGTTATAGACCTCACCATGCCCTAAATACTGCAAAGCATAGCCATCTAAAAACCTAATATTTTTTGCATCACTCCAAGCATTAGTTGGCATTTCATGCTGTGATAGGTCTCGATTAAGACCTATCTGTCCAGTTCCTTTTACCTGTATTAAAGGCATCTTAGATCACAGGCCAAGCTAGTACAGGAAGATCAACAGCTATTTGATTATAATCTGTTGGCATTGGTCTTTTTCCTTGTTCTATCTCATTAAAAATAAGGTAAAGTTTTTCCCAAGTATTGTCTCTTGATAAAACGCAATAATCAGCATCTGATTTATATTGTAAATTTGATGATGTTGCATAAGTACAGACAGAAACAATATCGCTGTAACCTTTTGTTGCTGCAAAATCATCTAATCTTTTTTGCGTGTCTACTTCTAAATCATTAAAATTTATTGGGATAATAGGAGGAGCAACCCAGTTTCCATCTTCCAGTTTCCAGTTACAGGTTACTTCATCCGGTGCTTCAATAAATTGTTCAGCATAAGGTGCGCTAAAAATAGAAAATGGGTCTACCTGTGCTTGGTCAGTAACTATAGTGTTTGTTAGATATACATAGTGCATAATAATCTCCTGTTAGGCGTAAATAAGAACGATTGCAGCACCGCCAGTTCCTACGGCAGCAATACCGCCTCCGCCACCGCCACCATATACACTACTGCCACCTGATCCAGTTATATAGCCGCCAGCAAAACCGCCTCCGCCACCGCCACAAAAACCTCCATTACCTCCTGTTGGCGTATTACTAGTATTACCAGCACCGCCACCGCCTCCACCGAAAGCGCCTCCAGTTCCACCGTAGCCATTTCCATAAGCACCCCCTCCCCCAGCTCCAGGGCCACCGCTTGTTCCGACAGTAGAATTAGTATTAGTGCCAAGAAAAATGCCTCCAGTTCCATTTAAAGGAGCCATTAATGGGTCTGTATATGCGTTATAAGCAGCCCTTCCTGCTCCTCCAGCATGTGTAGTAGCAGCACCACCTGAGCCACCGCCACCACCAAAAGTAGTAGAATCCGCGCTAAACCCAGCGCCCCCACCGCCAGCACCGTTAGGTGATCCTCCACCTGTTCCTCCTCCTGCACCACCACCTCCGCCGCCGCCATACCCTCCACCTGATCCACCAGCGCCCCCAATACCTAATGGTGATCCTGCGGCTCCTCCTCCACCAGCAGGATTCCCACCTGCTCCTCCAGAATAATTACCACCATTAGTCACAGCAGCATTTTTAGAGGCAGTTCCACCTGTAGTTCCTGAAGCAGCATTTGCAGTTAGCATTGCAGTTGATGCATATGTTACTATTGCAACACCAGCAGAGATAGAAACGGATACTGTTTGACCAGCAGTAACCGCTATATCACCAAAAGCACAGCCACCTCCGCCACCGCCTGCAGACGAAGTTCCATTAGCTCCTTTACCAAAAGCATATGCACGAATTGATGTTACCCCTGTTGGAACAACATAAGAGCCAGTAGCAGTTAATGCAGTCCAAGATTTTGTTGTTGAAGCTGGAGTAGTTGAGACCCAAGAAGTTCCGTTACTTGTTAATATATTCCCAGATGTTCCTGCTGATGATATTCCAGTTCCACCGTTAGCAACTGGTAATATTCCTGATAAATTTGTTGCTAAAAGCGTTTGCCAACTTGCATTTGTGCCATCAGTCGTTACAAATTTACCTGCGTTTCCAGCTTGTGCTGGTAGTGCAGAATTAAATGCTTGTGCTGCAACAAAAGCACAAGTTGCTATTTGATTTGTGCTTGTTCCTGTTGCAGCCGTTGTTGATGTTGGTACGCCTGTTAATGCAGGTGATGCCAATGGTGCAAGTAAGTTATCAGCAGCTAAACGTATTGCAGCTTCATTAGCTGTAGATGTTGTTACAAAAGCAGTTGTCGCAAGATTGGTAGTATTATCAGCAACAGTTCTAGTTAAACCAACAGCTTCATTAAGTGTAGTTTTTCCAGTTACTCCTAATGTTCCACCAATTAAACCATTGCCAGTAACAGTATCGTTACCATCAACAGTAAAGTTACCTGTTAACTTTTGCGTACCTGTTTTGCTTAAGAACTCAGACCCACCTAATGTAACAAAATTAGTGCCGTCATACATTAACAGCATCGGATAACCAGCAACGATGTCACCTGCAGTAGGATCAGCACCAGCCATTGTCTTAATAGACTTAACACCTAATCCAGACACGTTAACCGTTAATGCACCTGTATTAGTAATATTTGCCCTATATAGCAAGCACAACATAGGCGTGTAGCCAACTAGAGCTGTGCTAGGAGCTAAAATATGACCTGTAGCTGTGCCTGTATCGGTTGCAGTGACTAAAATCGCTCCAGTAAATCCATTTAAGGTTTCTTTTAATACTGTTTTAATCAGTCTTAAATGATCGTCACCTTGACTCTTTGGATCAGATGAAGTTGGATTTGTAATAGCCAAATCATTAATGTAATTTCCGCTTTCTAATGCCATTATTTACCCCTGTTTGGTAGCCATAGCTGCATCTTGATTCCAGTTTGCTATATTAGCTCGTTCTTTGTCAGCATTATACAATGATTCCATTGCGCCAACCATTTCTGCATCTCTAATATAAGTTGCTGCGTATATCAAACAGCAATGTAAATACATATCAGGATAAGCAGTTAATAAATCATTAGTTGGATTGCTATCACTTAATGAAGGAACTGTAGAGTTATATTCAAGCACAATATCATAATCACCATTAGGAATAGGTCCTAACTTTAACTTAGTATTTAATATGCTATAACTTTGAGGAATATTACTTGTATAACTACCCCATCTTGTTCGAAGCAATTGTGCAGGCATCTTATCAAGCACATACATAACGCTTCCCATAGTGATCGTAGCATCAACCATGCTTCTAAAATCAGAAGGCAATGGAACAGTGTCACTTCCAGAAACAGTTGTTATAGTAGTTGATTTTTGAAGTTGATCCACATCTAATTCTAAAGACATTCTGCTCTCAGCCAGCGTTATAAAATCTGGTATAACAGCAGATAAATCATTACGATGTATCCAGTTGGCTATTGAGCTTTTAAGTTCTGTAAAATTAGATAATGCCATTACACTTTACCTTTCCAGATTCTAAATCCTTCTAAACTTTTATCGTTTAAAAGTGTTTTAATGTGTTCTTTATCACGCATAAACTCAGTAAATGTTATTCCAGTCCTATTTATGTAAGACTCAATAATAACCATTGGAATTGTTGCAGCGTGTTTCATTTCATGACTTCCTGTATTTCCTTGCTCAATACTTTCTTTTACATTCTCAAGTATTTGACTTGTATCTTGAAAAGATTGAACAATTACTTTGTCATCTTGATTAACAAAACGAGTTTGCATTTCCATTAAACATTATCCAATGGAATTACGTTTACTTTACCTGCTGCTGAATCTTGTATTGCTGCAACATGAGTATTTCCACTAACTACAATATAAAGCTCTTCATTGGGTTGTAGAAGTATATCATTGCCAGTTGCTGTAACTGTTGAATCGCCTATTTTTACAAACGCATAAGCATTTGATGCAATTCTTAAGTAGTTTGGTTTTTGAGCTGCTGCGTTATTTGGGATTGTAATTCTTGTAGAAGCTGCGCCAGTTGTAATTGTACTGCCAACTGCGCCAATCTGTAGTGCATCGCTAAACGACATAATATTTTTCCTTTAAAAGGTGAGTGGGATTTTACACCCACTCTATTTTAATCTTACAACAAGTCTTTTACTGCACCAGAAGCTTTTTCTTGACGAGATTCTAATGTGTATTCAACTGTGATAAGTTTTTTATCAGCATCACCAGTTTTAGCTAGATCAACTGTTTCAAAAGGACGTAAAGTTGCCAATGCCCATTTATCAGTTTCCAAAATAAATGCAGTTCTTGCACGTTGGAATCTGTTTGGCATAATTTGTAAAGTGCCAAAGTCACTTACATAAACATCAACAGCAGCAGTTACTGATTTATCTTCTGACTTGTCGAAACGAGTAGAGCCACCAGTAAATGTTGAGAATGTTTGTTTTTGACTTGGACCAACCATAATCATGTCAGGCTCGCCACCTTGTGCATAGATGCTTTGCAAAACAGATTTTACTTGAGATTCCAAGAAAGCACGTTGAGTACCGTCAGTTGGAGGCGCCCAAGAACCCATAGTATAAACAGGAGCAACACCAGAAGCGCCTAAGTCAACGTTAGTTGCAATCCAACCTTCAAGACCACGTAAGTAACGAGCTGCAGATGTAGAACCTGCGCAAGTTGCAGTGTTTGCAGCGTTAGAAACAGCTCCAGCAGTACCGTTAGCGGCAGAACACAATGCAGCTTCCATATCTCTTTTAAGCTCAGAAGCTTTCATAGATATTTGGTAACCTAGTTCATTGTTACGACCAGCAGCCTTAACTGATTGGTTAGTACCTGAAATAACAACGTTTTTAGTTGAGATTTGAGTGTAGTTACCTAAACGAGTTGTTGGTGTTACAGTACCGAAAGTTGAAACGTCATCACCCTCGATTTGAGCATTAGCAGTAACTGCTGCTAAATCTTGAGTTTGCCATTCATGAAAAGTGTTAGTTGCTTTTACTTTAGGAATTGCCGACATAAACGGAGTTTTAGTCGGAGTGATTTGATAAATCATGTTTGTCAAATCTTCACGAATACCTTTAGCTTGAAACGTCTGATATGTACCAGATACAATTGCCATTTTAATTACCTACTATTAATTTAATTACCAAACATAACAGCAAACGCTGCTGCTGCATCATTAAGTGATCCAGATTTTGCCAGCCTAGATTTAGCTTCATCAAGTCCAGATTTTTGTATATTACTGTTACCTGATCGCTCAATTCTTGGCGGTAAATTCTCAACCTTTTTATTAGAACTTTTAGCTTGATTAACAAGTTTGTCATATCTCATAGCATTTAACGCTAATTTGATATTAGCTGCTCTTGATTCATTCAAATTTAACAAGTCTTGCTTAGAATATCCCTGATTCGTAAGATAGCTTATTAGCTCTTGTTCTTCAGATGTTCTCTTAGTTTTGTCTTGCCACTCTGGAATAATATCAAGTAAGCGCTTGCCTTCTTGCTCTAAGTGCTGGCTTAAATATTCGCGCTCTTGAACTTGTTGTTGTTGCATAAGGTATTGCTGAGTTGCATTTGCCTTATTAACTTCAACTTGTCTAGCTTCAAATAATTCCTTTTGCCTCAAGTATTCATGTGGATTATTTTCTAACAAATCTTGCCAGTTGGGTTGGCTTTGTTGCGCCCATTGCTGTGCTACATTTTGAAAGTGTTGTACCGCATTACTTAATACTTGTTGCTGTTGCAGATAAGCTTCTCTTTGAGATTCTGCTTCTTTTCTTATCGCTGCTGCTTCCTCAAAACGTTGAGTTGAAGCTTTATTGATTTGATAATTAGCAATCAATTCATCTCTATCGACTTGCTTTTCTACACCATCTACCTTAACAGTAAAAATATCATTAGCAGGCTTTTGAGTATCTTGCTCTTGTCCTTCATCGGAGGAGCCTTCATCATCAGACTGATAACCTTGTTCTTCTTGCGTTAAGTATGCACTGAGCAACTCTGCATCTGAGTCACTGGTTGATTGTCCAGTATCCGATTGCTCAATTGGTTCAGCGCCATAATTGGTAGCTTCATTTTCCATTGTTTTTCTCTTTTAAATTAAATTATAAAAGCGGTTAGCATTTTTTTCCACCGCCTCCTTTGCCTTTTCCTTTACCTTTCATAGTAATTACTCGTAAGGAATAAATGTTCCGTTTGCAGTTTGTACTCCTGCTAATGGGCCTTTAATAATACTTGGGTTGCTATATCTTACATGATAATTATCAACTGGTACTAATGTTGTTAATATTATAGATACAATTCTTAAATTCTCATCTTTTAATTCTAAACTTAACACCCACTCTATGAACGCATTGAAGTCAAAGTTAGGTTTGCGAGTTCTCCGCTTACTATCAGATTCTTCAATAATTGCTGATGGTGTTGCATCGCCTTCAATTGTCGCCATATTTCTTCTCTCTCTTGTCTTGTTAGTCCTTCACCATTTAGCCACTTGTCGAAATACATATCTTCAAGCTTTCTAAATGCTTCATTAAATAATGGGTGGGTTATTAACCATTCCGCCTGTTGCTGTCTGGTAATTGCTTGGTTGGCTTGCTGTTCCAAATCCATTCATCATGTCCCGTTCAATCATATTATTGTTTAACTCTTCTTGCTTCATGCCAATCTTTGCAGCTATTTCTTCACGCTTCAGCATGATATCAGCTTCAAGCTTCATTTTATCATGAGCAATCTTAGCCATAAGTTCTTTATCTCTTAACTGCAATGTTGCAACAGCTTCTCTTTCCTTTAGTTGCATTGTACGCTCATTAATCTGAATCGCAGCTTGTATTTGCATAGTAGTTGGATCAGGAGGAGGCTGTTGTTCTGGCTGTTGCTGTTGTTCAGCAGGATTTTTAAAGAACTGCTCAGGATTAGCAAATCCTAATACTTCTGCCATCTTTATAGCTCCATTATAAAACTCTTGTGGTCCGGTCAATCCATATTCAGCAGTTCCTTTCATTAATAAACCTAATGTATTTAACTTTTGCTCGATCTGATCCTTGTTTCCAGTTCCTAATCCGACTGACACATTAAGATGAAATTGATTTTTCCATTCTCTTGGATCAATATCAACCCATTTGCCATTAGTTGCTTTTATACGTTCAACATTGTCTTGATATTTACTAACAAGTTCCAACACCTTTAAGAATAAGTTTCTGACACCAGTTTCAGCAAAGTTTCTGGCAATCAATTCTAATCGACTATCTGCTCGATTAGTTATGATGTTCATTCCTGTTGCAGTTTGGTTTAATGCGTCAGGATTTGTTCCTTGACTATATCTAGTAAATCCAGTCCTATTCTCTTTTGCTTGCTCTACAATCTCAAGTAGACTTGTAGCGCCAGACATATCACCATTGCCAGACTGTAATGCTCCCACCGCATTAGGTGTTTTAACTCTTACAATTCCACCAGGTCTTGAAGTTAGCAAGTCATCCATGTTCACTTGTCCTTCAAGCGCCCATGATCTGCCATTGACTGATAAGTATAAATTATCAATCATTGCACGCATTAAGGAAGTCTTTGTGCGTTGTGACTCCATTGCAAGATCAGCAACAGATAGACCAAAAAACTGGTGTGGCATTGGAATTGGTGTAATAGTTACAAATGGATTTCCATCACATTCAATATTGTCTAATAAACTATTTCCACAGCGTGTAATCTTACGCCACTCAGGTATTCCATCACCATCAACATCAACCTTCATATAACATTCAGTAACCCAAACAACCCTGCTTGTTTTATCAGATGTTTGTGATCTATTTCCACCATCAGTGTAAGGCATATCATCATAGAAAGTACGCCGTTCAACACGTTCCTGCTGAAATGCTCCATCTAATTCATCACTAGATAATTCATCAACGTTTTTATATCCAGCCTCACGTAATTGGCCAATCGTCCGTTCAAACCTATGCGCAACAAAGTCAGCATCTTGTATATTCTTTGCACGTCTGCTTATTAAAAATTCTTCTGGTGGAACATTCTCTATGCGTGTAAAACCTTTGGTCTTCTTACGTTTAACAGCAACGTTATAAAGCATTGCCCCAGTTTCATTATCAATAAACGTTGAGCTTTCAATAGGTTCAACAGTCTTATCACTAAGAAGCATTGCAAGTTCAATCTCATCAAGACCGTTATAATCTTCCCTTGCTTCATCTTCAATTGTATCCCACCAAAGTTTTAATACACCGACTTTGCTCATTAAAGCATCTTTAAACCACGTATGAAAAACAGTAAAGCCGTTGTTCTGCACTCTTAAAACATAATCATTTATGTAAGTTGTAGCGCATCTTGCTTGTTCTTCATACTCTTCAGCTTTTGCTTCAAACTCAACAACCTTATCTGTGCCAACAAACATCTTTAACAGTGATGGCAACATCCATTCAACAGTATCTAATACATCTGTTGATACAACACTTGATCTTCCGTCGATTGCAGGTGGAGCAAGATCACGTATAGGCTTAGCCATGTAATAGTCAAGCGCCCTCATTCTCTGGTCACTAAGTTCTCCAGAGCCATAACCTAAAGATTGCTTAATCTCTTGATCTGTTATCGCTTTCAGTTCATCGTCTGTCATCATTGCCATTTTAATTAGCCTTTTATATGTGTATGCTTAATTATAACCTAAACTTGGATATTTTAACTTTCCACCCCATGTTTCATTGTTCATCTGTTGTTCAGCCATCGCAATATAACGAAAACAATCAGCTCCATGACTGCTTTCATCATGTAATGGAGCGCCAAATTCACCAGTCGATTGATTCTGTGTTCTTCTATAACGCTTCAATCTATTCACTATTTCTTGCGCCTTTTCATCAATCCATACGCGGCTGAACATCATTCTTGAAGCTCTAATTCCTTCTTCAATGTCATTTCTTCCTAATACAATAACTGTTCGACCCATTGCTTGCAATATTTCTTCTGTTGATTTACCTGACTTAAAGTCTTTATTGCGCCCATCATGCGGTATAAAATCAGTTCCCCAGTTCAATGCTTTGTTCTTTAGTTCATCAACATAACTGTCTAATGTTCTATGTGAATCTTCAATATAATCAATAATTCTTATCTCACCAGACCCAGATCGCTGCACAAATCCTATAGACATGGAATCATTCCATCCTAAATCCCATACTGTATGAACTTTTAGCAAAGGATCATATGGAGCTTTTCCTAGTCTTTTTTCAGCTTGCATTCGTGTTATTTCTAGAGCATATATAGCACCTTCAACAGCAGGACGACATTCTCCTTCCCATACTGTCTTGTATCCTTCAGGATCACGTCTTAACCAATTAACACGCTCTTTCTCAAGCTCATCTGGAAACCACGGATTATCAGAATAGTTGCACTTTATAACAATTGATTCATCATTATCTGATAACACAAATCGTTTATATGTTTCGTCAGTATCTAACTCTGGATTAAATGTAATCCATATTTCACTACCAGGCTTTCTAATTGTTGGAATAAGAACATCCCATGATTTCTTTGTGCAAACCTGAGCTTCCTCAACCCAACATATATCAACACCTTCAAAAGACTTTAGATTAGTAATTCCTTGTTGCCTAATACCTGCAAAGCTAAACTCAGAACCATTAATACCAATTATCTTTGTTTCAAGGACAGTAAACATGTGCTGTAAACCAAGCATATCAATCTGATCTTTCAGTAACTTATGTACTGATTCTTGTATAGACTTTTGAGTTTCCCGAGCGCAAAGAACACGTATTGGCTCATTAACAGCTTTAATAATTAATGCTCTTGCACAGCTCCATGACTTACCTGATCCACGTCCACCATAAATAACTTTATACCTTTTAGGATTAAAAAGTTCTTTTAGATTGGGAGGAAATTTAGCCTTAATCGTCGCCAAAAGAAACCTCTATTTTGTGAACAACAGGGCCACCATCTGCACCAGTTACAGTATTGTCAGTTCTTGCAAGCTTTGGAACATGATATTCAATAACACTTTGAAACAACTGAAACGCACGTTCTGGATTAGTTTCAGCAACTTGGTCAAGCCACCCTGTTAATCTATGAGCATTACCATCAACGAAATCTGCTATTGCTTCTCTTGCTTGTGCTGTTGCCTTGTTTGGAGTTCCTTTTACCCTTCCAAGACCTCTATTTCCTGCTCTATTTTTTTCTGTATTATCTTCCATAGATAAACCTACTTTGCGAAATATTTATTTTAAAAATACTGACTATTCCAATTAATAAACGCCACCTTTGGTGACTCCCCATAAGCAACTCTGTCTGCACTATAGCACTTCCAGTAATTACCAACCCATTTAATCTTTGGTTTTGTAGCTTTGTTCATCTGCTTTAAACCTTTTTATTTTCTTTCTATTCTTGTTACTTGTTTTTAATGCCATTTTATCAATTACCTTTGATGTTGAATACTCATATCATATAACGGTCTATCTAGTCCACAATCTATGCAAGTTTTTTTTCTCCAACTTACATAAATAGTCCAATGTGTGTGCTTACATATAGCCACTTGTTTTGGCGCACTGAACAAATTTATAGGTGGAAATCTCATATTAACTCATCCTCTCTACGCATATCTTTCCAACGTTCAAGAGAATCAATAGATTCTTGCACGTCTTGTTCAATATCTTTTGCACCTCTGCCACCAGCGCACAACAACTTCTTTATTGCATGTTGCAAACAAGGATCAGTAACACCATATAACGTAATAACACGATAAACATCAATCCCATCTAAGTAAGATATATCTTTGTAATAATGATTATGTTTATAGCTCATTACAGCCTCATCACAAGTACAAATGCTTTTATCCTGCTCATAGTATTAACTGCTTCTAAAAACGCCTCTAATTGCGCTTCAGTTGGCATTTTATTCATTTTATCTGCCATGTCATAAAAGTATTCAACGTCATCCATCAGTTCTTCTCATAATTAAATATAATCCATACAAAATTGCTATCATCTTTTAAACACCAGATTAACAA